ATAGCTATCAAGATTTAACGTCGCGAATAAACAGCGATATTCATTTAATATGTACGCAATGTTTTTTAGCTGAAGAAGAGCGAATATACTTTGCGCAAAATAGCCAAACTTATTTAATTCGCGAAGTTAATGAATACGCGTTTGAGAAAGTAATTAAGTCAAGTAAAATAAAGTTGGAGTCCAACGGATTAATAAAAAATTGGATGTGGTATTTTCAAAGAAGCGACGTAAAAGAGCGCAATGAGTGGTCTAATTATACAAATTGGTTGTATGAAAATAAGATCCCAAATGATTTACAAAAATTATATGTTACTAATCATAAATATTATAGTCCATTATTTAGTTATAGCTCCGATATTTCAAGAAATATTTATATTACCGGCAACAGTCCGTCTGCAACTGAGCAAACCAATCAATGCGAAATAATGAAAAACTTTGCTATAATTTGTGATGGTAAATACAGAGAATATGATTTTGACAGCGCAATATTTAGTAAATTGGAAAAGTATGGTAAATCTAGCGGATCATGTTCAAAGGTGGGTTTATATTGTTATAATTTTGGGTTAACAAGTGATCCGTTTAAGCAGCAGCCTAATGGAGCATTTAATACTAATTTTTTTAAAACGATCGAATTTGAATATAATAATCATAGTAATCCGCCGTTAGATGCGAGTGCTGCTTTTGCGACTATATGTGACCCGCTAACCGGGGTAGTAATTGGTATTACTAAAGATCCTACAAATATTTATAAATATTATTATAATTTATATGTTATAGAAGAAAAATATAATTTATTAGTATTTCAAAATGGGCTTGCGGGGCTAATGTGGCAGCGCTAACATGGCAATGCTAATGTGGCAGCGCTAACATGAGCGAAATTATATATAGTAAAACATATATAAAGAATTAATTATAATATTATTTTAGGCACCTTACGAGTGCCTAGTCCATGCTTTTTCTTAGCTTGATTTGCCAATTTTAATGCCTTAGAATTATGTGAGCAACCGGACTTTAATATGCTATAATCAACAGCCGCCGCTTTTCCTCCACTTATTGAGCTTGCTAGGCGGGCTAATCCCCAACTATGTGCCGTTTGGTTGGGTCTTGACCCAGAAGAATAATACGCACCTTGCCCTTTTTTCACAATTTTGCGTAGCGAATTTATAGAACACCCCGTCTTTCTAGAGAGATTGGCATTTATAGAGAGATTAGCCAATTTATATATTTTTTCCGCTTTTAATATGTGCTTTGATTTTTTGGATTTATACGATTTAACCTTTTTACGTGTAATATAAATATGCTTCTTATAAGCATTTCGCGATCTCTTAAGCTGTCTAAGTTGCCGTTTTCTGTCTCTAAAACTAAGTCGTTTAGGCAAATATTTTATAGGTATATGCGTAGGCATAATAGGGCTATAAAATAGGGCTATAAAATAGGTCTATAAAATAGGGTTATAAAATATATTTTATTTTATTATCTTTATATATCTTTATTATATATATAAAAATGAAAGAAACGCTAATTAAATTTGAAAAAAGCAAAATTAGTGGTAAAAAATATACTGCATACATTCAAAATAGAGCAACAAAAAAAATACGCAAAATACATTTTGGTGCTTCGGACTATGAACAATATAAAGATAGAACTCCTCTTAAACTATATTCGCATAAAAACCATAATAATCGCAAACGCATGCAAAACTATTTTAATAGACATTCAGGAACCAAAAAACGAGGAGCAGCTATTGCACTCGAAAAAAGAAAATCGCGCGGTTATTATAATGCAAAAATTTTAAGTCATGTTTATTTATGGTAAAACAATTATTCTAATTCTAATTCTAATTCTAATTCTAATTCTAATTCTAATTCTAATTCTAATTCTAATTCTAATTCTAATTCTAATTCTAATTATAATAATTTATGAATATATATAAAGTATGATTTTAGAATTTTTTACGGAATTTATAGGCACTTTTATTTTCTTAGGGGTAATATTAAAAACAGGCGACCCTTTAGCAATTGGTATTGCCCTTGCATCTGTTATTTATTTTGGCGGTAAAGTATCAGGCGGTAATTTTAATCCCGCAGTAAGTTTTATGATGTTGTTGTCTAACAAAATGGACATTATCAAATTTATTGCATTTGTAATTGCGCAATTATTAGGAGCAAGCGCAGCCTTTATTTTTCATAGCTATACAAAATAGACTACATACTTATCCACATACTTATCCACATACTTATCCACATACTTATCCACATACTTATCCATAATAAATATTTAAATATATAAAAAAAATATTTAAATATAAAATAGTTAGAAACGCGGGCTCTCATAATATGCTTCAGGACCGCAATATTCAAATTTAGAATTACCTAAAACACTTGGACTACAAGGATAAACATTATTGGTGTCTTTGCTATATGTGAAAAAGGTAGCTTGTTTTGTTTCAAGACTGTTGTTATCAAATACTAATTGTTGATTATAACTGTGCTCTCGTGGTCCTGTCAAATTTCGTATTTGTTTATCGTAAAAACTATTGATCGCATTTAAATAAGAGCTTATTACGCTAACCGGCGCATTTCCGGAGGATGGAACTATTTCTAATCTTCGTAATTCCATTTCTAAATCATTATTACTTGGATATCCGGTAGTTTGCATAGTCCCCAAAGCATTATAAGAAGCTTCGCCAAGCCCGCCTAAAGAAACGGGTCGGCCTGCAGTTCCAAAATAATCATTATTGCTAAACTCGGCTAATTGCGCGCTAGTAAATGAGGAGCTAATATCATTTTTTATTTCACCCATGCAATTAAAAAACTGCTCTGAATTTAATAAATATTGAGTAGTGCTTAATGCGCTACCACTATATGGTGTATAGTCAAGATTAGGCAGCTTGTCATTATTAACTAATTTATAATTAAATCTTCTACTGTCTTGTAATAAGCCTAAAACTTTAAAAGCATCTTCAAACCTAGTTAAAATAGAGAGAAAGCTAGTATTTTGCGCACTTGTCAAATCTGACCTGTTTAATTGCCTTTGCAAATTTTCTGTTCTTGCTTTTGCTGTTAAAGCATCATTCATTTGTGTAAGTGTTAATAGTGCAGCATTTAGTTCTGCTTCATTATAACCATTAAGCATTGCACCTGTTATGCCTGATGGCAGATTTTTTAATGACCATCTTAAATTACTAAATGAAACATAATTTATAATGTCAGAAGGCATACTTTTTTGATCACTAAAAATATTAAAGCTAGCTTCAATTTTTGAAAATAACATACCACGTTTATTAAATAAACGTCCATTTGGATCTAAAGTATTACATGTTCGTGTGGCAGCATTTAAATCTCTTTCATTATAAGATAGCTCAATAATTCCTGCTCTATTTTGTTGGAAATAACTTGTTATAGCCGAGCAATCTGTTATATTGCTTATATTATCTATAATAGCGTTATAATTGAAATTTATATTGCTATTATCGTAAAAAGGGCTTCCTGAGCAGCATCGTACATCATAAATACTTTGATCGATGTTACTATTTGTGAGAGAATTGCGCTGATTTTGCGACGTTATATTGTCAAAAGTACATTTGGGTTCCCATTGGCAAAAAACTTTATCAGTTATTGCATTAGAAATGTCTAAGTTCCATTTATTGCTTGTTCCAATTCGACTATAAGTATAACTTATATCATATAAAGGAACACAATTTGCGGACGTTGGTCTAATCGCGCAATTAGAGCAATCTTTTACATTTGCAAGACCTTCCATAATTCTATAATCGTTATGAAAAACATATAATACATAAATACTTGTAAGTATTATAAATAATATTATTACTATTTTAATATAATTTCTGCTATTATTACTAAGTTTCATAATATTATTAGTATATACTATAATATAGTAATATAAATATATTTATAAAATTTATTATTATGTTTCTAAATAATAATAAATAGCAATTTATACCAATAAATAGTAATTTATACCAATAAATAACAATAAATAACACTTAAAAATATGCATTCAA